ATGGATGGGAAGGCGATCAGGTACTTCTATCGTCTGAGCGACACAGTCCCCACCGTTAGCGGAGAAGTGATGAAGGCTGGATTGGGCAAAGAGACGTGCAACTTTTGGAAGCCCAAATTCAAGGCAGGTGAATTTACGTCAGCCTTGTATGATTACACATTCAAAGACGGGCATTCGAGCTTTGTGCTAAATGCCTATGAATGCGAGTGAAGCACCGTTGGGCAAAAGGTCCGGCAATACCTCGCTGACAAAAATCAACGCTAAAGCCCTTCTGCGAAAAACCATCAGATGTTCGTAGTAAGTGGCCGAAGAGAACAAGGACTGCTAACTTTTTGAAATGGTGGCGACCCCTGCAGGAATCGAACCTGCGACAACCTGCTTAGAAGGCAGGTGATTCCTACTAACTCCGCCAATCAAACGCTATCAACAGATATCAGTGAATCAGCTGAAATCCAGGGCTTGCAGGGCATCTGATCAGTCGTGATAATAACAATCGCAATCACGACCTAGCACTCCTCCGCCGTTACCCCGCCGTTACCCTGGAAAATCATATGGCAAAAACCCTTACCGTCCGCGCGATCGAGGCACTGAAAACGCCCGACGTTCGCAAGGAAATTCCCGATGGTGGCCTGCCGGGTCTTTACCTGGTCGTTCAGCCTTCCGGAGTGATGAGCTGGGCCATCCGCTACAGGTTCGACGGGAGGCCGAAGAAGTTTACGATAGGCCCCCTGCCCCTCTTTCCATTGGCAAAGGCCCGCGAGGAGGCTTCGAAGCTACTGCGCGGTGTCTCCGAGGGCAGAGATCCAGCGGCAGCTAAAGCGGCCCAAAAAATGCTCGAGCTCGACATTGTCGAAGATGCGATCGACGAGTTTATCAAGCGGTACGTTGAGAAGAAAAACCGGCTTTCGACGATCAAGGAGCGGAAGCGTCTCTTTGATAAGGACTTCCGGCCGAAGTTCGGCAAGCGGAGGATGAGGAGCCTCACCAGACAGGAGATTGCCACTCATCTGGATGAGGTGGCTGAGCGGGCGCCCATCGTTGCGAACCGGCTTCTTTCGCTGCTCAGGAAGTTCTTCAACTGGGCTGTTCAGCGCGACATCATCGACATCTCGCCGATGGAAAGGAAAATCGACAAACCAAGCGAAGAGACCACCCGAGATAGAATCCTGACAGACAACGAAATCAGGCTCGTGTGGCTAGCTTCTGAAAAGCTCGGCTACCCCTTCGGACCTATGGTTCGGCTCCTTCTGCTGACAGCGCAGCGGCGCAGCGAGGTCTCGGGCGCTGAATGGCCAGAAATGCACCTTTTGGGGAACGATCAGCAATGGATCATCCCGCCGGAACGGTCAAAGAACGGTAAGGAGCATTGTGTCGCCCTTGCGGCCGAAGCCATCCGAGAGATTGAAGCTCTGCCTAAGGTCCGGCCGGCTGAGGACGAAGAACCCGTCTTTCTTTTCACTACAACGGGCGTGACGAAAGTTTCTGGCTACGGTCGAGCCAAGAAGAACCTCGACGCGGAAATGCTCAAGATTGCCAAAGAAGATGCGAAGGCGGCCGGGCGGTCGGCGGACAAACTTGAGCTCGAGCCATGGACATTCCATGATCTGAGACGCACAGCGGCTAGTGGTATGGCACGCCTTGGAGTGCCAGTGCACGTCGTCGAAGCGGTGATTAATCATCGATCAGGATCGATCAAAGGTGTTGCAGCGGTCTATAATCGCTACGACTACGCCGAGGAAAAGCGGGCCGCTCTGACCGCTTGGGCTAGTTACGTCAAACAGGTGACGGATGTCTAATTTGAGGTCGCAGCGTCAATCGAACCTACCCCTCGACAGTACGCTCCGGAGCGTCTGGAGTAATCTGACGTCGCCAACAGAATTCGTGCGTCGGGTTCTCGGTAATATGGCGGGGCTGCACCGTGATTGCCAGGTTCGTGTCTCATTAGTTTCGAATATCCGCTGCCCTGACTATCAAATAGAAGATTTCATCTATGATGATGACGATGGCGAGGAGGTGAAAATCGCTGTGCCAGTTCGAATCTTTCGCGGCCGGACTCACAAGGAAGTCGACTACGAGAGCGATGATCTGTTGATTGGGTGGTCTAGCAAGGCGATGCACTACGGCGACATACAGCAGTTACTCGGGGAGCTGCGCAAAGCAGGGGGCAGCCCCTGATATTCTCCAGCGGGCTACAGGCTTCCTGCCCTCAGGCCACCCGAGACAACGTCTGCCGTCGCTTCTTACACCTCCTAAACCATACTATCGCGAGCGCCTTCCACATTGACCACCGTTTTGACATGGCAAGCTGCTCTGCCTCCTCTTCTGCGGCGGTCAATAGTTCCACGATTGCCGTGGTGAGATCCTGCGGCCAAAATGCATCGCGGTGGTCGGGATCCGTCATAAGATATTCAACCGCTTTGATGTGATCTGATTTTACCGGCCCTCGCTCAGCATTGGCCAATACCTCAAGAATTTCTTTTGAGAGCTTATCACCCCTGCGTGCGATTAGCTGCTTGATTGCGCCGACAGCGATAGTCTCTCGGGAGGCGGCCGGATCATAAGCCCCTGGCCTCTTCAGGATGGTAATGCCGGCTTTATCACAAACCTCTTGGAGTGTCCTTGCGTCTTCATCGCCTGCTGCCAGCGCCGCATAGTGAAGTTGAAGCGGTGTGACGCCGACACGTTCAGCATTCTGACCTATGAATGCCCTCGCTTCAGCAGCAGTGCCTTCAGTCTCGACGATCATTACAGGGATCTTGTCGATGAAGGGATTGCTCGCAGCTGCTATCGCCGTGTGCTGACCGTCTAGAACCTTAAGGACGGTCGCGCCCTCGAACTCTGCATAGCTGCAGATCGGCGGCTTGAATTTCGCCCAGTCGAACCTCTCGATCACTCGCCTGATCTGACGCATGCCGCGCTCGCCGATATCACGCTGATAGGCAGGATCGACATACAACATGGCCGGTTCTACCAACTCGCAGATCGGCATCCCAGTAGGCGGCTTCCCTGGCACTAGCCCCGCGGTGCTCACCGGAACGATCTGGCGAATTTCAGTCTGCATCGTTTGCTCCTCGGGCCTTTTGTCGACGTGAGGACTAGATACAGGCGGCCGGATCAGTTTCGGTGAGAGGAGTTCAGGTGAGACTTTCGAAAGCCATAACATCCACAGGTGCATGTGCCGTGCCGGTGCAAGCTGTGGATAATGACCGTGGCTTGACTCTTCACAATTGCTCGCGGAACTTGCTGTTTAATTGGGGGGCGCAACATGAGTAATGACGTTGTTATCAGTTCAGGGAAAACGGTTCGGGTGGGTGACTTTGACTGCGAGGTCCGGGACGCGGACGCAAGCATAGTCTACGTGGATTGTTTTACAGAAAATCGCCTCAATAACAGCACGGTCTGTGTCTCCCTGGGAGCGCTGCATCGCGATGCGGCAAATGACCCCGTCATCGATGTTTCTACTCGCCTTCGAATGGATCTTGGATTTGCTCAGATCCTGCATGGGGTTCTTGGAGAGCTAATAGCATCGGCGCTGAAACCGATCGATCAGAAGCCGAATTGAATGGAGACACTATCTAAGGCGTTTCGCTTGCTACTAAAGCTCTCGGGCGCTGCGTTGGTGGGCTCGATCGCGCTGGTTCTCGTTCTAATGGTCTACGTCAGTTGGTCTGATTCCAACAAAGAGCGCGCCTCTTATGAGTGTGTATTGCGACGCATGGATAATCACATTGCCGAGGAATCCACTGGAGCTTATCACGATACATGCATGGCGGCGCTGGGGTATGAAAGATTTGGCGGCTGCGCTTCAGGAAATCTGATAGCTGCGCCGGCGTTTTGCTTTGCGCCCGCCTGGCGGGTTTGGCGATGATCGAGATCAATTGGACAGAGGAGGAAAGAAATGATCGATCAACCGCGCTTCGGCGCTCGGAAGGAATTTGCCTGGACGATATTCGATCGCCGGACGGGCAAAACAGCTGAGCGGTCAGGCCTCATAATGGCCGGTCTTAATACGAATGCGGTTCTGGGCCTGATCCAGATTTTGGAACAGATTGAAGACGCACCGAAGTCCGTTCACTGATGACCTCATCCGACACTGCCACCATCCTTGAAGACGCCGCCGACCGCATCGCGGATGTCTCCCGGCCGGACCTTCAGATCATGCTCCGACGCGCGGCTCTTCTGTTGCGCAATTCGGGATCGATCGCCTTCGACGATGACATTGAAGAAGCGCTCCGGGACCTGTCAGGCGAGTTCGGCAAGACGCGCAACGACACCATCAGGTTCATCGTGCGGGAGTGGATGGAGAAGAACACCTATTTGCCGGTGCACGAGCTGGACGAAGATGGCGATGTTGATGGCACGGCTTGATCGGGCGGAGAGCGGGATGATTCGTTTTCCTTGTGGATTACCGAAATGAGCATATGATGGATGCCATCGGTCCCAAAATTTCGGCTGCGACCGCTTGAGAGATAATTGTGCTCCCGCCCAACCGGAGAGCACGACATGTATCTTCAATATCTTACCCTTGATGATGATGACATCGATTTGGTCACCAATGCAGTTCGGGATTGGTGCAGGACTCACTGTGTTCCACTAGAAAGTGAATCGGGCCGAGAGGCGATGCGTTTCGCGGTTGGTCACGTGGCTTCCGGAGTGCGATCGACAGTTGCCCTGTCGAAGGCGATGAAAACACTCGATCCTTTCGAAGAATTCTGAAATCCGGCTGATGCTGAGATGGTAGAACCGAGCGCAACGGACTTGCTCCTGCCCCTTCCCACGCTCCTGCCCTCGCGCCTATTCCAACTCGTAAACCGCCGCCTCATCCTGCTCGTCTCGCAGCCCCTTAAATGACGCGTGCCGTCACTGCGCCCGAGCCGATGTGCGTTCCCCACCACAAGCTTGGGATCGATCAGTCGGAGTCGGAAGGTGGTGTGGGGTTACTGCGTTCCTCGACTTCGGCCCTGGTCCACTCACGGAACAGGCTGTATGCAACCGCCAGCAGCGTTGGCCCAAGAAAGATTCCGATGAAGCCAAAGGCGATGACACCGCCTAGGAGTCCGAAGAGGCCGAGCAACACCGGCAGGTCGTTGGTCTTGCCGAGGACGTAGGGTCTGATGACGTTGTCGATGCTGCTGACGAGGAGCAAACCCCATGCTGCGACGAAGATGCTCCACCCAATGGCTCCCTGGACAAGAAACCATAGTGCCACCGAGCCCCATACGAGCGGAGGGCCGACCGGCACAAATGACAAAAGGAACGTAAGGAAACCAAGCAGCAGCGCCTGAGGTACACCGGCGATCCAGAACCCAAGGCCGGCTAAGAGAGCCTGGGCGAGCGCCGTGCCGATCAAGCCGTAAATGACGCCCTTGACAGTCGCCCCCACGACCACCAGCAGCTCTCGGGCCCGAGGGCCGGCGAATCTTTCGCCGACTGCGCGCACGTGGGCCCCCATCCGCCGGCCGTGGAGGAAGAAGAAAAAGGCGATGAATACGCTCAGTCCAAGTTCTAAGAGCCCAGCGCCGAGCACCGCCCCGCTGGCTACTGCTAAGTTTGTGGCAGGGCCGATCAGCTTCTTGAGTTCAATGGTGAATGCGGGAGCATTGTGGGCCAAGCTCTCCCAATAGGCAGCCAGGTTCTCGCCGATTACCGGGAGCCCTACGACCCAGCGCGGCGGCGTCGGAGGGCCTTGCTCGAGAACCTGGTTCATTGCCGCGAGCAGGTTGCCTATGTTGTCCGTCAACGTCGGCACCATCACGGCGAACGGTGCGACCAAAACGAGGGTGACCAGCAACGTCATCATGGCAGCGGCCGTGCTTTTATTGCCACCTACTGCCCGCTCGCACCTTCTGTAGGCAGGCCATGTCGAGAAACAGATCACCGCCGCCCACAGGATGGCTGAGAGAAAGGGCTGAAGCACGAGAGCGCAGCCGAAGGCGAGGAGAAGTAGAGCGCCGATCCCCAGAATTTGTTCGATTGGTTTGCCGAGAGGTATCATGCCTCATTTTCCTGTTGCTTCCGGCCAGATTACCAGCGAATGACGCAATGTGCAGCCAGTGGCTCGAACGTCGCTGGACGAGGCGCCAACGCGGCGCCAACATCCATCGAACAAATGGGGAAGAGATCGGGAAGGAGCTGCTGCAGGAAGGATTCGCCCGGACGTGGATCCCGAAGCAGCGGAATGATTGGTGCGATTGATCTTAGGATCATCGCTTGCTTATTCGCAATACACCTAAAGGTGGAGGCTGGTGTTTGTGAGCATGGCTTGAAATGGATCGGCGTCGCATTATCTCCGGACAAAGCTCATCCGGAGAATGGTTGTCGCCACTTCTCGGTCATCTTTCGGACAGCACCCTTTTAAGGAGTGCATCATGTCCCATAAAATGCCTTTGGAAGATATGAGCAGGGACCGGCGCGAGGCAGTCATACGCGCGCTAGCTTCAAAGCTCCAGTATTCCGCCGAAATCGCAAAACTTCAGCACGATCCCAATTGGCCTCAGCTGGAGGAATTGGCCGCAACGCTATTTCGAGACTCCTCGGACATCGCCCGAGCTGAACCGGATACCGCAAAAACCTCTGTCATGGAAGGCATCAGGTTGCTAGGTCAGTTCGAGATGAGCCAAATCGCAACAAAGCCGCGCATAGCTCCCTGATCCCACGTGGCGCCGGGCCAGCGCAACTATTGGTGCGATTGGCTGGAAAGCCCCTCTGCGCCCTGCCGATTCAACCAGAAATTCCAATGGCAGGCGGTGTCCTTTTGCAATCGCTCGATCTCAAAAAAATTTCTCGTGCTGTCGGATCTGTCGCGGTGTGCACGTCTTCTGTTGGTCAACCTAATGTGTGGAGATCAACATGCTGACTTTGCCGACCATCATAGATCGACCAGCACTGCCCTATGTTGCCGTAAAAAGGACTGTCACCTTGCCATTCGATGATCAGGTGCCTTCAATTCTCGGAGACCTGTTCGACTTCATTTCCGCCAGCGGGTTGCGGGAAACCGGCCCGGTCCATTTCAAGCACAATGTTGTTGTCATGCCGGAGCTTGAGATGGAGTTTGCCGTGCCTGTGGATGAGTGACAGAAGGGCGCGGTTCTTTTGTAAGCGGCATTTTGCCGGCCGGGCGCCATGCGGAGATCACCTATTTGGGGCCATACGATGATCTGATAAGCGTAAATGGCGTTTTGATCGGCTGGGCTTCACATGCTGGCTTGGTGTTCGACGCTCGCCCGCAGGGAGCCGGAGAGTAGTTTGCGGGACGATACGAGATATACCACAATAGCCCAGCTGAAGAGCCAGATCCACAAAGACTAAAGACGACGGTTTCAATAAAGTTGAAGGATTAGACAGCATGCCCCGCTTCGGCGGGGCTTTTTTTCTCGAGCTGGTCCTGTACGCTTTCCGACTGTCTCTTGCTGATGCCGCAGTCAATTGTAGAAGCCCCTTGGCGTGCAGGAGCGCTTTGTGCTCAAGGCTGTCCAGCGGCCTCGACCAGAAATTCACTCACCTTTGCTGCCACGTCCCGTTCGCTGAGGTTCTGACCCGCCGCTTGAAGATCTGATATAGCTTTCGAGAGAACTCCAGCGTCCCCACCCCCTTTAAATCGGGCATCAGTGATTTCAGCGGCGTAGCCCTCAACATCATCCCGCCCAATGAGGCCCGCAACCCATTGCGCCAAAAGCCTGTCCACGCGATTTTTGAGCTTGATGGACCTCTCGGCGTCTTGAAAGTATTGATCCTCCAATCCTTGTTTGCGGTCTCTTAAGTCGGCCATCATTTTCCTCCCTGAGGTCATCTTCCGTATTTTAGCACATTCAACACCACACCATTTGATTAACTTGGTATTGGCGTTCACGAGGATGTCATCATCCGTCTGTCATGGAAACATGGCGGAGGTAACCTCTCAGGCGACGATACTTAGTACGCATCCGTACCGGAACCTGGCGGGTCCTTTCTTGTTGGGCCAACAGGATCGCACGGATAGCCCTGAAAAGCGCCTATAGTTCCCGCCGCAGTACTGTGCGATCCTACTTTCCCCAGATCCCAACTGCCCCGCCTCAGAGCGGGGCTTTTTTCCGGTCGAGCGCCGCGGACTCAGTTGATCTTAAGCCAGTGCCGAACCCACGCCACGGCGCTGTCACTCATGTAGGCCACAGTCCCGCCGACTGTCAGGCCGGCGAAGGCGATCAGCCCTGAGATGCCGTAGCCGATTGTCTTCATCCGCTTCCACTCTTCCAAAGCCGGGCCAACGGCATCGTGGTTGCTCTGCACCGTCTCCTTGAGCGCTTTGATTTCATCGCGGAGCGTCGCATCGACCCCGCCGCTGATCGCCACCGTCGTATTCAGGTGCGCGATTTCCTTAGCCTGGTCATCTAGGCGCCGGTGGATTACCGACCGGCTATGGTGGGCATTGTCCTTCTCGTCGCTCACCTCCTCTCGGAGGAGAGAAACGTTCTCCTCGATTCCGGTCAGTCTGCCTTCGACGCGCCCGAGCGCACGTAGTATATCGTCATTGGATGTCATGCTGCCTCTAGACCACCGGGTACAGTTTGGATTTTTGAGATTGCGGCCATCGCGCGAGAGCATCCATGATGCCGTAGAGCGTCAAATGAGTTCCGTCTTCCGTCGCCCGGCCGAAGATTGCAGCGCCGTCCGGCAACGTCATGCTGCCTTGCAAAAGGAGGTCGTAGAGGCCGTTGCCGTTGGGCGTGCAGGCTAGGACGATCTGAGTGGTGTAGGTGGTGCCTGGGACTGTCTCGAAATTGACCCTGGCGCCTGCAAGGATCTGCTGGGTTGCCTTTGCCGCTGTCGAGCTTGTCGTCGCACCGGAGATGTTCCCGATCGGGAAGCTTTCGGCGCCTTTAAACTTACCGTGGTTGGCGGGGTCCATGGTAAAGGCATAAGCGTCGATATAGTCGGAGTAGCGACCGCCGCCACCGGTGCGCAGGGCGGCATTGATAGGATCGAGGTTTGTGCTCCACGGTGTCCCGATTGTCTGACCGGCGACCGTCTGGAAATTGAGACTTGTGCCGACGCTGGTGCGCCCGGGCATCGGGACCGCAAGCATTTTGGTGCCGGGATACCGGCCGAGAAAGCGCGTCGACGTCAGATTGTAAATCGCGTTCTGCCAGGTCGAGAGGGTGGCGTTGTTGTCGTTCGTGCCGCTTTCCGCGGCTGCTATTCCAGTCCAGCAGTTCTTTCCGCCATTGAGCGTCTTCACCTCATCGATGATGGCCCAGCGCCGCGTCGCGATTGTCGAGCCGGACCCCGTCAGTTCGTTTTGAGCTTTGGTGCCGGGAACACCCATGAAGAGGCCAACCAGCCGCCCCTGCTTCGGATCTGCCTCATCCAGCCACCGGCGCCACAGACCAAGGTTCCTGCGAGCATCCGCCGACGCGGCGATTTCTTGCCGCTCCACGAGGCTATCAGAGAGGATGAGCGGGACAGGACTGCCGTCCCACCCGAGCCCGACCATCAGATCTGGACCGTAGAGCAGCAGTTGCGAATTGCTGGCGTTGCCCACCGTATTGTAAAACTGGTCGAGCGCCGCTGTGTTCGCGGCGTCGGCGTCCATCAGCGCCTGCAGTGCTGTCCAATCCGCCGCACCCCACATTTTCTCATTCCGGTGCTTCTGGACGCGGTAGTTGCCGATGTAAGACTGCCCTTCGGCGATCAGCAGCTTAGGGCGCAGATAAAAGATTGAATTCTTCGGAAGGGTGATGTTCGCGGTTGCCCAGGTGCCTTGACTCTGCGCTGGCATGTTGAAGCTCGAGGAGCCGCTGAAATCGAACGGAACCCAGTTTGAGCGATCGGTGGAAATATCACAGCCGATATCGAATGCCGCGGTCGGATAGACGGTTTCCTGCGGGGAATTGCTGCCCTCAGTGCACGCCCAACCTGAGAAGTGGAACCGCGGCGATGTGACGTTCCATCCGCCAGTGGCGAAAGCAAGGATGCCACCAACGGCCCCAAGACCTGTACCCGCGACCATCGAAAAGGCGGCCGGCCAGCGCCAACCCATTGAGAACGGCATATATCGTGCCGGATCTGGCAGCCATTCAGGATGGCCATCATCGTTCGCGACGTTCCTGAACGGGAGGCCAAGTCCCATACCTAGTGCAAGCGTCATGGGCGATTACTTTCGGCACGCCGCATCTTTGCGGCACTGGATGTTATTGGAGGAGATTGCCGGGCCCGCAGTCGGGTCTTGAGACGCCGCCACGGCCGCCGAAGGATCGGAGAAGCGGACGAACTGGTAGCCGCTACCGTTGACCGCACTCGTCTGCTGGCAACCCGCTATCGCGCATGAACACACGGCAACGCTCGAAAGCAGGAAGATTCCTGAAATTCGCATTGTTCTTCTCCAGGGATGTGATGCGGTCGAGCACTTCTTTGGCAGCCTTGATCTGCTGGGCCTGCCGCTCGTCGCTGGCGCCGATCCATTTGGCGGGATAGAAGGCAATAGCAGCCCCGAGGACGAGGCCAGCGCCGGCCGCCAACGGGAGCTTCAGCCAGTCCGGGATGAACTTGAGGAGGAAGCCCATCATCGTTCCCGCCGTTTCTCTATGTACAGGTAAAGGCCGAACAGCGCCGCGCCGATGAGGATGGCAGCCAGGGCATAAGCAAGCGGGCCATTGGTCGGGACGAACTGCAGAGCGCCGCCAGACGCAACCGCCGTCATCGTCGTTGTCACTTCCCTGGAAATGAGTGGAGCGCGCTGCGGGAGCGCAGGCGTGCCGCTGGATTGGATATAGCCGCCTTTGGCCCACAGCCCCGCCTCCGCCGCCCTGCGGTTCACCAGACCGTTGCTGACGACCTTCTTGCCGTCGATCGTCGTCTTGTTCCACTTCGCCAGCTCGCCAGGCACGGCGGCATAGTTCCCAGCGTTCAGCTTTTTCAGCAGCGTCGAAGATTTGAATGCTCTGACACCGGCATTGAACGTGAACATGACGAGCGCGCCGAACTGATTATCGGTCAGATCGACCTTCACCGATGTTGCGACGGCGCGCTCGCACGGATCGAGGTCTTTGCGGAGCCACGCCAATGCCTGGGCCTCGGTGATGTCAGGAGCGCCGGGATAGACGTCCGGTCCCGTATGTCCGTAGCCTTGTGTTGCCGTGCCGCGGATCTTCATTCCCGGCCGCAGTCGTGTCTTCTTCAGGCCCGGCTTTGGATCGGCGTCGTCATAGACGAACGGAATGAAAAACTCCCACTGCTTGAGCGCAGCTTCGGTCGTGGCGTTGACTTGTCGCGCCATCTGGTATTCTCCGAGTTGTGGATATTGGAAGGGGGCGTTGCTAAAACAGGAGGAAGTCCTACTTCCCGGGTTTTCAACGGAGTTCGAGATTGCTGCAGGAAGACACACGCAAAGCGCTTATTCTTGCCATCGGTATTGGCGGCGCGTTTTTGATTGCAATCCGCTACGGCATATATTCCGGCTATCTGTGAACCGGTCGATCAGAGAGAGACAGCGGCCGTAAAAAACTCATCGATCTGCTGAGGCGTGAAGCCCATCGCTTCAAACCCTGCCGACATCATAGGGCTGTCCTTCACGAAGGTGCCGCTATATTCGAAGGCATCCTGCGTTTCGCCATCCTGCTGCGCCACCCATGCCTTGACCTGGTCGAGGAGACCCGAGCGCCGAAGCATCAGCCGGAACTGACGCGCCGACACAGAGGACACAATGGGGGGTGCATTCCGAAACCCGACAACGGCCGGATCATCCTCTGGCAGGAATTCCTCCGCCCTGCCCTCCTGCAGTTGTTCGAACACGCTGTCGATTGCGCCGTCATCCGATCGAGAAACAAAAGGCATTATGCGTTCCTCCCGCACGGGAAAATGAAACCATCGGTCCAGACCCAGAAATTGCCGGAAGCGCCTGCGACGTATCGGACTTGCCGGCTGGTGTTCGTCCAGATCGCACCCGACCCGATGGCATAATTGCCGGATACCTGTATCGCACCGAAGTTGCCGCCATCGTTGCCGATGCCCGCGGTGAGAGTCCCTTGGGCAGGATCATGGATCAGAGCCGCGTTTGTCGTCGCCGACGAGGTGAATTGAAACCGGAGCTTGACCTTAACCTTCGCCCCATTTAGCACTGTCAGCGCCAGAAGCGCCGAGGTCGAGGAGATAGCGGCATTGACGGCATCCTTGACGGGCGTGACAAACGTATATTCGTCCCGCGGGTACATGACGAACGGCCGGATGTTCGAACTCGCATCCGTGACCACCCCGCCGACGCATTTCACGATGGTATAGCCCGTGAGCAAGGTCGTGGTGACGCCGCCGATCGTCGCCGAGGTTGAGAAGACGACATCGAACGTACCATCAGCGTCCTTGCGCAGCGCGTAGGCATAATAGCTTGCGTTGGCCGCCACCGATCCGGCGTCAAGGCTCCCGTTACCAGTTCCAGCCGCCCACGTGCCGTTAATGCGTTTGGTGAAGCTGGTGGCGTTGGCGACGAAGGACGATCCCGATCGGACAGAACCGGCTGCAAAATCGATATGCGTGGTGGGGTTGGTGCCATTATTCGACAGGAGAAGCCCGTCAATAAAGCTGCCGACCGCGCTTGCATCTGCCTTGGTGGCGGCCTTGTTGGTGACGAAGGCGGACCCGGTGCAGTAGATCTCGATGCTATAGCCCGTGGGCACGACAAGAGTAGCCGCCCCGTCGATCGTCTCTGCGCCGTTCGGGTCGATCGTTAGGTATCCGCCATCGGCGATCACCCTGAGGCGCCAGTTTGAGCCGAGCGTTGCTGCAGCCGTGAGGGTGAGTGTCGCTGCCGCGGTGAAGCGCAGCACGGCGTTATCATCAGCCGCCAATGCGGTGTAATCGCCTGACTTTGCCGTATAGACAGAAGCTTTTTCGAACGAGACATCGACGCCGTTCTGCGTGAAACCGAGGAGTCCACCGCCCTTCAGGTAGATGCCGGTCTGCGGATTGGAGGCGAAGCCTAGCCCAGGCGCTGTAGATGTGCCCGAAGCGGCTTTCAACGGCGCGACCATCGGCGCCGAGCCGTCACGAGGCAGGGAGTTGGTGATCTCGTTACCGAGGTCGGACGTCAACTGGTTCCACGGCGCCGGGTCGATGATCTGACCAACTGACGGCGTCGTGCCCGCGGGCTTGGAATAGATGCCGGTGGATGGATTTCTGGGCATTTACCTTCTCCAAAATATGGTTTGGATGTTGCCGCCCGGCTACTCGACTATCGCGAGTTTTCGTGCGTTTTATTCTCCATCATTGGGAGAAGATTGATGAAAGCCGCGCCACTTCTCGTTGCCATCGTCGCTACGCTTGCGCGGGGTGCGCCACCTCTGGAGAGGAGGTTCCAACGCCGTCTGGTGGCACCATGCATCAAGCAAAGTGCAACGGTTCGCCGAATGAGTGCCTAAAGTCAGCCGCCAAGGTCTGCAAAGGCAAATACCAAGTCCTCGACAGCTCCAGCAATTCCGGGGGGTTGATTGCGGATATCATACCTGGCCCTATCACCTGGTACCGGATGAGCTATTCGTGCGGCGCAACTGACGGTCGCCTGCCAACCTTTCCGTTCCGAGGGCAGCAGTACACGCCCGCCCCCGTTATTTACGCACCTCAAGCTGCTCCCACGATGAGAACGACAAACTGCAACCGCTACGGCAATAACGTGTCCTGCACGACTTTCTAAGCCGGCGAATTGCGGGGCCTCGACGACAATGATATTTGTGGCGTTGGCGGCTCTTTGAAGGAGCAGAAAATGAACTGGAAGTTCTTCCAAGCGCTTGTCGCGCTTGGTTTCGTCATAGCAAACATCCACTATGAATGGGGCGTCGATGGCATGGCCATTTCCGTCATCGGCGGCATGGTGGCGTGGTATCTCACTGGCCTTCTAGTCGCCGCCGTTGATCGAGTAAGGCTTGGGCGAGTGCCGCCTTCGCGGGGCCAGCTAGACGATTTCCTTGAAGCTGCCGCTGAAGCAAAGCGTCAACGACAGCTTTCTGGCCAGTAAGGTTCTTCGCCGTTTCCGCATTGATCGCCTGCTGTCTGGCGTCAATGGCCTTCCCAAACAGCGCGCGGGCGAGTTTGACGGCGGTGCCACGTACCGCACCTGGGAGGCCGCCCGCGCCGTAATAGTCGGAGATGTTCATGCCAGAGCTGCCACCTCCATACTGCCTTTGATACTGCAGGCGGTTCGCGGAGACTGAGTTGCCCAGCGCAAAATCGCGCGTTCCAGCATATACCTTTTCGTTGTCGAGCACTTGGATCAGGCGGTTTGCCTTCTCCTCTCCGAAAAGCGTGCTCAACCTCTGCCGGTTCCAATCGCCCTCTCCTTTTATGAGACGGTTCATGGCGGCGATATCATTTGAGTTCGTCCCGACGATGCGGTCAATCTCGGCCCGCGCGCCCTGAGACAGCCGCAACGGCACTGCTGAAGGACCGATCTGCATTCCCTGTGGCTGAACGCCTTGCTCGACCTCTGCAGCAAGTTCGGATGGTCTCGGAGCGGTACGCCCGCTGTCCAATACCTGTTGACCGCGTGTAACGGCCTCGTTCTGACGAGCAAGCTCGGCGTATCCGGCGTCTACTTCCTTGATGCGAGGAACCGCCCGAGTAAGGCCGTCGTCGAGCATCTGGCGAGCTTCGGTCAAGGCAGAAATCACCTTCGGATCAACTTCCGTCTTCAGAAGGCCATCGATCGCCTGACGAGTCTGGAACATCACTCCAGGATCGGTCGACAGAACATTGGAATCCGCGATATTGAGCATGCCTCTAACCTGCCGCAACCGCGCCTGAGCGGGACCGCGCAGCCGGCTGATGTCGGCCTCAAGCGCCGATGCAATTGGCTCGATATTGTAAGGCCTGGCACCTCTGAAAGCCTCGCGATAGAGCGGGTCAAACGACGCCTGATTAGCGCCGATCTCCGCCTGTATCTCAGATGGTACGATGTTGCGCCCTGTCGTCTCGTCGATGGTCTGCGCAAGACGAGTGTTTGCTCCCACGTGCCGCTCATTAAGTGCCGTGCGGATGGTCTCGTTAGACTTCCCCGGAAGGTTTGCGAGCGCGCCGGTCTGGCCTTGGAAATTTGGTCCAAGATCGGCAACCATCGACTTAGGGCCGAGGTTATCGAGCTTTTGCCCCATCTGCTGCGGCGATAGATTGTCAGCGGCCGCAGCTTTGGCGATTTCGGCTAATCCAGCTTCCTTGACAGTCGGAACCATTGCGCGAAGACCAGCAGGAATAAGACCGCCTGCTACTGCACCTGCGAAGCGCGCATAAGGCTCGAGAGACGGAGCATACTCATGCGCAAGCTTCCCCGCCCCTTCGCTCGTGAGGCCAGGAACGACACCAAGCTTCAGGGCATTCCCGATGATATTGCCTGAACCGCCCAATGCGACCGCACCAGGGACGAAAGAGGCAGCAGTTTGCGTGTATTCTCCAGCCGTTGTTTCCGGCTTATACTCAGTCGCCCCGCTGGTCAGATAAGAAACACCTTTCCGCAACTGCTCACCACTTAACTGGGATGGAGGAGGCGCAGGAACTCCCTTGCCGCCCCAAAGGCTCGCAACGTCGTCGGTTATCTTGCTGAAGCCCTGATCGAAGGCGTTCTGGATCGTGCCGGGAAGGCCAACCAGATCGAGCGCACCTTGAGCAACGCCAGATCCGGCCGACTTGAGCATGTCCATGGCTGTCGATTGCTGCTGCTCCTGACCGACCTGGCTTTGCTTGAGCCTCAGCCGCGCGGACGCGATTGCCAGGGCCTGCTGCTGTTCGGGTGTCATTTCTGCCATAGTTTGCGCTCCGCTGGCGTCATTGCGCCCCATACATCAGCCGGCACCCCTTCCGGCGGTGCACCTATGTCCGCCGCGGGCGGCGGCGTCAGGCTCGGCACTTCTGCGATATCCCCGAGTGTCGGCAGCACGTCCGCCTCGTTCATGCCGCGCCGGCCGATGATGCCGCGATATTGCCCGATATCGTTGTCGAGCGCGCCTCGATAGGCACCCATGCGGCTGCGCGCCTCGGCAAGGATTGCCTGGCGCGTCTCCGGGGTGAGCCGTTGGCCGCCGTTGACGCTGTTGATTATCCCCGAGAACCAGTCCGGGAGGCTGGCCGTGTTGTTGACCATGACCATTTCGCCTTCACGGACAACCGAGTTCGGGTCCATGATCTTGCCGAGGCCATAGACAAGGTTCAGGTCGGATGCCTTGCTGTCGGTCTTCGCAGTGTCGATCATCGACTGGTAAACCGGCGCTGCCTGCTGATAGCTCTTGTAGGTCGGGAGGTTCTGGACCTCCTTGCGGAGGTTCGATACGTCTTCCGGCTTGTAGCCGGTGCCCTGATAGACGACGCGCTCCTGACCTGGGCTGAAGAGAGTTTCGCCCGGTTGGACGACAACAGGCTTGTTTCTCTCAAAATCGGACTTCTGCCGTTCCAGATCGATGTTTGCCTTCTCAGCTGCGGTGAGCGTCCGGCGGTTTGCCTGCTCCTGCTCGAATTTCTCCCGATCGAAATCAAGCTTTGCCCGATCGGCCTGCGACATTTCCGACCGATAAACTGGCGTCAGCGTCCCGGTGCGCGGATCTGAACGCAGAACCGTTCCATCGGGCAGCGTCTCAAAGCCGTACTCAGGCGGCCGCGTGAGAATCTGCAGCTGCTGCGCCGCCAGCGCTTTAACCTGGGGCGATGCATTCGGATTCATGATCGCCTGCACCAGCGCTTGGACACGCGGATTTGCCATCGGGTTCGGCGCCTGCTGCGGCGCATTGTCTAGCGCTTGGGCGAGCCGCACCGGCGCGGGTTGCTGCGTCTGCTGATCGACAGACGGCACGGTCGCAACGGGAGGTGTCGGGCCGACTGTCGACGTCGGAAGCGGCGGCAACGCAGCCTGCGGGCCTGCCTGAGGCGGCATGACCTGTGCCGGATCGGATGCGCGCATCTGACCAGCAGCGCCGGGCATGGGAATGCCGACAGACGGGTCAAGGCTTGCGACTTCGTTCGGAGCGGCGGGCGGCATGGGCGGCGCGTCGGGGCGACCTGCCGTCGTCACCATTGGGTCGCGATAACCCGGTGTCGGTGCAGCAGGCGGAGGATTGACCGGGGGCGGCTGGATCGGCGCTGCAGGAGGCGCGACAACGGGACCTGCGCTAGCGACCTGCGCGCCAGCGGGAGCAGCCGTAGCGCCAGATTGAAGATCGGCCACGATCTGCGCCATTTCAGCGTCGGGAACATTCTTGAAGCCCTGCCATTCCGCCCGCAGCGCCTGGATCTTTCCAGGCAGCGTATCGGCGGAAGCGATGCGCTGGCGAGCGAGATAGGAGGCTACCCGATCCTGAGTGGCTCGGTCATAGGGAGAGTTCGGATCAAGGCCAAGATCATTCACCGCGCTTCGCAGCGTCGTGCCCACTGTCTGATATTTCCCGACTGGCGTTGCTACACGGCCTACCTTGCCCTTGACGTACTGCGCATAGGGTCCGCTCGGGTCAGTGAAGGCGATGACATCCCTAATCGGCATGCTGGAAACGGATGTGCCTGCAAACGGCCCATCCTTTTGAGCGTGTCCGAAGAGAGTATCGTAATCGCCCGCCCCTTCCGTCCTGTCGACAGCGGCAAGGAAAGACGGAGGGAGGTAACCACTGGTTGGGGTGGCAGCGATATTCCCCGATGCGTCCACCTTCGGCATGGAGGAGCCGGAAGCGCCGGGATTGGAGGGCTTGTCGCCACCGCCGAACAGCGACGACAGGAAGCCCTTGGGCTGCTCAGGAGGCGTGTAAGGCTGCCCGGTGATCGCAGCAATCACCTGAGCGTCGGCGGCTTTCTGCTGGTTTGCCTGGTTCTTGATGGCCAATCCACCCATAAGCGCCTGCGCCATACGGGCCGCCCCCTCCCAAGGCGACTGAATAGGGCTCGTGTCGGTGCCCTGCTGGAGCATAGCCGCTGCCAGCCGCTTGCGGGCGTCGGTCACATCTGCCTGGGATTGGCCGGTATCGCCGCCGAAAATGAAGCCCATCACAGAACCCCCGCGTAATTGACCATCTTGAATCCGCCAGGGCCTTCCAAGACGGCGTGAGGAGCAATGGCCTCGACCTCATCGGCCATGAAGCCGATTTGCCGGCCGCCGCTCCAGACATATTCGTATTCGTAAACCGGGAGTCCGGACGCTGTTTCGCCGATCCGATGAGCGTTGCGCTTCAGCCGGCGATCGGACATTGCCCAGCCACCGAGCAGCGCCGAGCCGAGCCCGAACAAGCCACCCATAGCGGCGTTCGACCGAGCGGCCTGCTGATTATAGGCGCCCATTTGCTGGTTATAATTTTCATTGATCAGCCCGGCCTGGTCGACGGTAGGAAGCTGCGTCGTCGGCGTGTTCACATAATTCGGCTGGTTGACCTGCGAACCTGACATCAGCGCCGAAATCTCGTTCAGCGGCTGGTTGCGCTCGGTCAGGATCGAATTCTGCGCGTTCGAATACATGTCGCCGAGATACTGGTCAGCCGCGGCCTGCTTGCGTGTCGTGAAGTCCCGCATGGCATTGTTGTAGGCCTCGGAGCCCATCGTTACGCCCTTATCGGCAAGGCTCTGCTCAAAACTCTTCTGGTCGCGATCCCACTGATTATTGAAGCCGCCTTGCCAATGGTCATTGACGTATTTGTCAACGTTCCCGGAACTGAGATCGACATTCGTCCCGAGGATGCCGGAGATTTTGCCGGTCTGATCCTTCGCCAGCTTCGCCAGCCCCAACTGCGTCTGCTGCGTCTGGTCGTAGATCGCCTGATTTTCCGGCGAATAGGTCTGGTAGGCAGAATAGGTCGGGAGCTGATAGGTCTTTCCGTTCTGGTCCTTCATCGTCTGGTAGCCGGTGACCTTGTATTCCAGCGAACCATCCGGCGTGTACTGGTTGGTGTGGCTCAGTCCCGCATTGGCAATCGCGGTGTCTACGTTCGTCGCAGTTTGCGCCGCCGCGGTCTGCGTCGGATCAGGCGCCTTAGGCGCCTTAGGCGTTGAGACCATAGGGGAAGTCCTCTTTCAAGATTCCATAGAGCAGCGCGTCGCAGTCGCCGAAGTATGCCCGCTGTCGGCCTTCCAGGCGCGCGCCGAGCTTGTCGAGCGCCTTCTGAGCCGCCACGTTGTCCGCGCGCGTCCTGAAGGTCGCACGGCGGCAGCCGAGTTGTTCGACGACATAACGGAAGGCCTCTCGCATCAGCGTGACGGACAGCCGGTCCGCGGCGAGCGAAACCTCGACGTCGTGTTCCGTCCAGACGTTGAAGACATAGCCGGCGATGATTTGGCCGCGATCGACATGCGCCAATGCGGTATAGGGCGGTTCGAACGATACCCCGATCTTTGCCCCAACCCATGCCGCGATATCCTCGCGAGGCTCCGACACGATCAAAGCGGCGCGCCCTTTTCGTAAAGCACCTCACCGCCGACGACGGCCGCTTCCGAGATCGAGGCAGAAGAGCCGGAGATCAGAGCGCGCACGGTCGGCGCAAGCGCCGCGCCAACGGCGCCGGCAGAGGCGAATTTCCTCGCAAGGAGGGTACCTGGAAACTTGGAAACGCCCCAGATCGCGGTGCCCCATCTGGCGGCCGTACTGTTCTCGACGGACGACAATAGAGCGGTCGGGATCTTCGTCTGATAATCGACGGATATCCCCGCAAACATCAGTGTCGAAACGCCGATCTGCGCCGTTACGCCGATCAGCTTGGAAAACTTCGTGGCCAAACCATCGCCGTATCTGTTCCAGGCTCCCACCATCAGGGCGTCGATCGCCGTGCCGTTGTCGCTGGCGCCGGCCTCGGCCTCGTAAACCGTTCCGTCGCTCGAGCCGAAGAACAGCCGGTCCTGCCACGTCGCCCAACATGACGACGGGATGCCAACGAAACGGCACCATGCACCGGTTTCGGTGTTCATGACGTACTGATATGGGCCGAAAGACGATGGAAGGTTGACGATTGCCATCTGACGCTTCGGGAAGCTCGACAGTTGCCATTCATCCGACGTCGTGCCGATCGCGCCGACAGTCTCGCGCCACGTCGGCCCGATCTTCGCAGTGATGGCGCCGAGGCTGGTTGCCCCGCGGTCGAGCTGGACCGCCTTGGTGATCGGCACAATCCCGTCTGTGGTCATGATAGCAAGATCGGCGCCAACGGGCAGCATGCACCTGTCAGTACCGAGCGGCCGGCCGAGCTTGAAGGTGCCTATCAAGCCCCAATTGGTCGTGCTGGACGGGTCCGAGCCTTGGTAGACGATAACCTCGCCTTCTGACGACATCAGGACAAGGCACTGCTGCACGCCGGTGGAAACCGGAATGGTCCAGACGCTGATCGCCACCAGCGTGCCACCGTATTTCATGTTGCCGCCGACCGGCAGGACCGTCGCCGTGCCGCTCACCGCATCCGTCGCCAGGTACCAGACATTGGTCGAGTTTTTCTCGATGAACCACAGGCGTGAGCGATAGGCGGTCACCGCAATCAGCAATGACGAATCCGGAATGCCGGTGATCATGGTCGATGAGACATAAGGCGTCGCGATGGTTCCGGTCTCGAGCTGCGCATTCGTCACAGTGCCGGATACAGTGAGTGTCAGGGTGCCGGCGGCGGGCGTGAAGGTTAGCGTGACGCGGTTGCCGACTCCGGTCCCGTTCAGCACCCCGGCGAAGGCGCCGGAAAGCGTGATAGAGCCGGTGCCGAAGAAGCTCAGCGTGTACGGCACGTTCTTCACCGAGACGTTCTGCGTGGCCGGGGCAGCGCTCCCAACGATGTAGTTGTTCGTCCACGACGACCCGTTGAAGAGCAGAGGCGTATCGAGGCCATTCACCAGGCGCAAATATTCCTGCCCGGCCGGGTTTGTGTACTGCTGCGCAGCCCAGTGCGCGCTGGACTGTCCAGACACGACTGCCGAGGCGGCCCCGGCCGTCACATCGAAGATTTTATCTCCTGCTGCCGCGAAGAGGCGGTTGCTCACCCCGGAATAAGGAATGATCGTCTTGACGTCGGCACCGAGACCAGTGGCAAAAGCCAAATACCCATAGCGGGCGCGGACGCGGTTGGCTTCCGGGAAGAAGTTATCGAGCAGAAACGCCGCGTCCTTCGGCATATCCGCCATTTCCACGTCGGTTCGCCAGCCGCCGATCGGTGCAATCCAGTCTTTGCTGGGAGAGACGCGAGTCTTGCCGGCGCTGGCCGGGACGGGATTTCTCGTCATGGGCTTGGTACCGCAATTGTGCCGGGCCACCAGTTGTCAGGGACGCCCCCGCGGTTCGGCAGAGAAATGTCCATCGGCGCGGCAGATCGATCGGCGCCGATCGCCGACTCTTTCGCACGCTCGAAATTCGCCATCTCTTCCCCGTAGTCGAGGCCCTTGGCGCGCTTCCAACGCCAAATGGTCGAAAGCTCGATCAGTTCTTCCGGGAAGCGCGATGTGTCCGTGTCGTTGGTCCAGGTGGCGGCATAGGTCGTGCCGTCGTCGGCGGCGACCCAGGCATTGGAAACGTATTCGTATCTGATCGTTTCGCCGGCGATGTTCGGAAATATCGCCAGCTTGCCATCGAGGAAGCGGAATAACTGCGGGACAGGGTTGCCGTTCAGGATGGTCCAACGTTCCCACGTCTGCGGCTCGATCGGACCGTTCAGCTGCCACAGGCGCGAGGTGTTCCAGATTTTCGAATTCTGGACATATCGCGACCAATCGTCGGGAGGCTCCGCCGGCTCAGGGACCGCCCCGGTAGCCGTGAACTCTCTCCTGACGATCAGCGCCGACCAGTCATGGTTACGCTGCAGCTCGCGGCCGGCACGAAACGACAGGATGCGGAGCTGGGCAATCTGAGGGTCCGCCGACGACATGACAGCGGTCGGCGGATCGATGCTGATTTCCGCGCACACGTTCTGAATTATGGTCAAGAGCGACATGCGCGGATCTCCGATTTAAGCGGCTGCACTGCGACGGCCGGAACCGCCCTGTTCTTTCGCCAAGGCTTCGAAGCGCTGGCCCATCTCCGCAACCTGCGCTTCCAGACGCTTTACGTCGTCTTTCAGCCGTTCGTTCTCGGCAGCGAAGGCGGATGCGGCGCTGGCGTCCTTGGATGTCACCAGAAACGCCTGGGCGGCAGAGACGAGTTCATTCGCGCCCATGCCGATCTTCTGCTTGGCGGTGTCGGAAAGCGCTGCTAGCTGCTCTACGCTGTAAATGTTGATCGACTCCAGCTCCTTGATCTGGCTGGGCTTCAGATACGACCACTGCGAAAGCGGCGTACCGACCATCTGCTCACGAGCGGCAGCGCCTTCCTTGAACCGCTTGTAGGCGTCCGAGAAGCGCTCTTTGTCGTGATCCGTCGCAACGCGCTGCACTTCGGTGTGCTTGTCGCCGGCGATGAAGATGGTGACGAATTCAACGTCCTTGAAAATCGGGCGCCCTTCCTTCTCGGTGAGAAAAGGCTGTTCGACGGGCTGAATGCTGAACGATGCATAAATGCCGGTGTTGTTGTCGGCCATGGTGTTTGTCTCGCTGTTGATGGCGGGGAAAGGAACGGGCGCCGAGGCGCCCGTAGCGGTGTTGGGATTAGTTCACCTTCGACAGGAAGGGGCGCATCAGCGTCGCTTCGAGCACCCCCGTCGCTGTGACGGTGATGGCGGTGCCGTTGGCAGTCGCATTGGCGGACATGGTGATGCTCTGGATCGTGCCCGAAGGGCTGTAGGTGATCCCGCTGATGGTGGTCGAGCCCGGAATGCCGGTCCCGGAGATGGCGGCGCCGATGAAGGGGCCTCCCTCCGGAGTGACGCCGCCGAGCGCAGACAGCACGGGCGATCCGTTGACGGTCGTTGCCGTGAAGGTCTGGTTGGCCGCCGCGAAATTCACATTCGCGATTGCCTTAGTGGTCGCCGTGGCGGATGCCGGAGCGTTGGCAAGGCCGGCCGTTGCCGTAGTTTCGGCGACGACGAGAGCCGCCGTTGCTGTGGTCACGAGAGCCGGAGCCTGCCCGTTGCGCTGCAGCCAGATGTAATAGGTGCCAGCCGCAAGGCTGATGGCCTGCGCCGGCCCACCAGACTGTGTCGGGGCCTGGCTGGCTCCGGCGAAGACGCCGCAACGATTGCCGACGACGGCGCCAGCCGTGGTCAGCAGCGTGGCGGTATAGTCGCGGTCCCACTGGAACCACTGACCGGGCTGGAGTGTGGTGGTCGACGCAAGAACGAGCTTGCAATAGACCCATTCGGCCTCCTTCGAGCCCCACGAGATGGTGCCGAGGGAGAACATCGGACCCGGAACACCGGAGCCGGCAACAATCGGGCCTTCGACGACGAACGGGTTCGCGCCAAGACGATCGGTCTGGGAAGTTGCGACAGTCATTGGAGTTGATCCTTTCTCGACTTAGGCAAACAGCACGCCCTGCAGGAAGGCGTTGTTCATGGTGAGGTTGCCGGCGAAGCCCATGAGCTGCACGAAGGCGTCCTGGTTGGTGTTCATGCGCTCATCACCGATCGGCGCCATGTCGCGGTCGCGGTGCGGGCGGTAGAACAGGTAATCAGTGTTCAAGAAGAACATCTGGTTTGTCGGCGCACCGCCGCCGAAACCGCCGTCGAACACCACGTCGGCGCCCATGTATTGCAGGGTTTGGAAACCAGCCATGCCCTTGTCGGCCGAGGTGATGCGCTGGATCGCCTGCAGCGATTCCCAGTAGAGGCGGAAGAAGTTGTTGTCGCCGATGATCAGATCGGGAGCATCCGAACCTCGAACACAGCTCATGTAAAGCCGGTTCATATAGGATTGGATGTTCGCGCTCGTTGCAGCAGCGCCGCCATCAGCCGATGCGGAGAACTTCTGATTACGCCAGAAGCCCCAGGTCGCACGGTTGATGCCACCGACCGTGCCAGCGGTTGGCGAGGTCGAGATCAACAGCTGCAGGCCGCCGATCTGCCGCCCGCCGTCTGCCGTTCCATCGGAATAGCAGTCGAGAGCGATGTTGTTCTTCAGCGTCCTTTCGGCGTTCTCAATGCGCTGCTCGAGCAGATCGAGGACTGCATCCTCACCGGTATTCTGCAACTGCTCGAGGCCGGACATGGAGACGGCGACCGCGGCCTGCTTAAGGTCGTACTCGGCAGCGGTGATAACGTCGGAAGGCTGGACGTTCAGGATCTCGTAGCCGGAATAGCGCTTGAAGGTGCTGTTTTCCTGGTACTGCAGTTCCTGAACGATGGTGCGGCCGCCCGAAACGGGCTTCTTTTTACCGCGGCTGTTGAGACGATTCAGAAGACCATTGTTCTTCGTCACGTCGTCGGCGACGGTACCGCTGCGGTTGCGCAGCGTTGTCGTCACGATTTCAGAAAGGTTGGGCGAAATAGGCATCGATCATTCCTTTGATCAGACCTGACCGCGCGCAGCGTGCAATGCGCTGCGAAGCGATTCACGGATTGAGGTGGATTGGCCCGCATTGCCGCCCTGGGTCGGACCGGGGGCGGAAGAGCCGGAGATGGATCGCGAGGCACGACGGGCTTGATCTGCCGCTGCTGCCCTCTGGGAAGTCTGGTCCTGGACAGTATTCACCGCCGGTGCAGCGTGGCTGATCAGCTGCTGGCGAATGTCAGGACGCATCCAACATGCCGCGTCGTAGGCGTCCTTTAGGCTCGATGCTCGCCCCGCGCTGATAAGGGCGACCATGTCGTCGAGAACTGCTTCGGCGTGCACATTTGCTGGATCGGAAAGGAACGCTTCGACTTGAGTTTGCGTGTCCCTTTTCCGTAGTACCTGTTCAACCGTAGCCTCGACGTTGACGGGCTGAGGCGTCGGCTGTGGCTGAGCCTGTTGCGGCCGGCGCTGCAGAATTTGATCATGCTGACCGGCGACAAGGGCTTGAAGATTGACGCCGGCCATTTTGGCGACGTGAATGACGGTGTTGATCGGGTCCTGCTGCAGAGACCGTTCCCAATCGATCGCCCGGCGCATAACATCGGCGTGTGTCGTGCCGGCCTGCCTTACGATAGGCGTGAATTCCTCGAGACCCTTATAGTCCTGCAGGACACGGAAGCCGTTGTCGACCTCCTGCTCTCGCTTGGCGACGGCGGCCTGGACCTCAGGCGGTAGGCTTGCGAACTGCGCCTTGGCCTCTGCGGACCAGCCAGGCGGAACACGGTGGGCGCTTGCGGCGGGCTGCTGTTCGGATGCCTGAGGTTGGGCCTGTGGCGTCTGCTGGCCAGCTGGAGCAGCGTTTGCCGCGGTTGCCTGCGCAGCCTTTGGCGCAGCGGCTGCCTGCTGTTGCGCCGGTGCCGTCTTGTCCGAATCCTTCGGGGCAAAGCGGCCATGCTCGTCACGCTGGCGATCGGCTGCAGATCCCGCTGGCGCCGAACCAGATTCGGAGCTTTCCATAGCCGCCCTGAGGCTGTCGCGGATGCTTACTGGCTTGTCGTTAGACGTGCCGAGGTCTTCGCTGCCGTTGCCGGCGTCGTTAATCAGGTCTTCCATGTCGGATTGTTCCTATTTCGGGGATTGATGCCCGTTCAGGCGTTGTATTCGGCGTAGACCCGCCGCAGTTCATTGCGGATCGCCTTGCGGTCCGTCTTGGGCTTCTCAATCGGCTGCGGCTTTTCGTTGCCGATCTCGACCACGCCGGCCGCCCGATACTCGGCCCGCAGCTTGGCCTTTGACGTGTAGTGCCTGCCATCGTGCATCGACTGGATTTCGATGCTGTCGCTGATGAAGTGCGGCGCCGGCAGATCCGATTGGGCCACGTTCTGCGCTGGCATGCAGTTGTGCGGCCATTTCTCCAACCCGTGCCATCCGCCACATACGCGGCAATAGCGCTCTCTCATTGTATCGCTCCTGGTGTCTGCGCATTCCTCATCTGCTCGATGGCGTGCGCCGCCATATCGCCGCGCGCGCGCTCAATCGTGGTCTGGTGCTCGATCTGCGCCTGGGCAAGACCTGTCTGCGCCTTCATCGCCTCCGCCTGCGCTTTCACCTGCGTCGTCTTGAGGTCGATCATCTGCTCCGGCGTCGGTTCCGGCGGAGCCTTGGGAGCGGTCGCGACTTGCGAAAGCTGCGCACCTACCTGTTCAAGAGTGTTTTCCAGCTGCCGGCCGGCTCTGAAGCCCCGGGCGGCGAACAGCGCCGTCTCGACCATCACAGGGACGAGCATCGGCATCTGCTGCGCAATAGCGCCGACTTGCTGCATGAAGCCGCCGATCATCTCCACGAACTCCATGCGGCGCTGCTTCTCGGCGTCTTCATCCGGCTCGATCGTCGAATCGGTCTCGATGTCGATCCTGAAGCCGCGCACGCTGTCATTGCGGAGCAACTGCACCACTTCATCAATCGTCGGCTGCTCCATCATCTTCTGGACCTCGGGCGGCATCTGAGGAGGCTGCGGCGGTGGCGCGGCCTGCCCCATCTGCTGGGCGCGCATTGCTGCCTGCTGCTGCGCCATCTGCTGCTGTTGCATCTGCATCTGGACCTGCTGCTTCTGCGCCGCGGTCGGAAGCTGAATGCCGCTCACCAACATCAGTGTTTCCGGCTGGAACTGATCGCAGATGATCTCCCCGGCGATGTTGACGATATCGCGGGCAAACCGTGCGAGTTCAGCCTGGCGGTCGCGGATGCGGATCGAACCCCACTGGCTCTTGATGCGCTGGGCGGTCGCCGTCTCCGAGGCCTGAGTGTCGCCGCGGACGATGTCACTGATACCGGTGATCTGATAGACGTCTTCGATAAGCTGCTTGCGGGCTTCGATGCAGGCGACAATGACCTTCTGCACCTCGTCGATCGGCAGGGTCACGATGGCTTTCGAGCCGCCCTTGTCAGTGAACGCCGCCCATTCAGGAATGGGGACCATCACTGTGTCATTCTCGGGCCGCATTGCCTTTTCGATCGCCGGCGATACCGAGCCATCACCGGACGGATAGAATATTTTCAGCCGCAGCTGATCGGTCAGCTTGTTGATCCGCTTCGTCAGCAGATCGATTTCATCGCACTGACCCTGGTAGTAGACGTAATCCGGGACTGGAATGAGCGAACTCGTCGACAAGGTGCCGAAGGCCGGACGTGGGCAAGGCCAGAAGCCTTTCAGCGTCAGCGGCGGCTCGGAAACCTCAAGAGCTGCCGGCGCGCCTTCCGCGATCCAGACGGTATAGTTTTCGCTCTTGCACCAGATCTCGATGACCTTGATCTTGCCCTCGTTCTGGGCGCGTTCAGTCTGGTTTGCACCTTGACGGGAGCCCTGGCCATCGGCGTTCAGGCTGGCCCGCCCTTCCGGGAATCGCTTGTCAAACTCCTCGTCTGTCATCGGGACACGCCGTGCGACCCAGGTGACATCCTTCCACCGACGCGCCGGGGAATGCAGGAAGTCGGACCAGTGCACGTAGTCGACGCAGACGCGTTCGTCGGTGATCTGCTCGAGTGGAGACAGCCCCTCCTCGCTCATCATGCCGCCGGGAGCGTCCGATGGCTCAACGCCCATGTCGAGCGGTTCGAAATCGGCCTCATACCGAAGCCACACCGTGCCGCGGGCGCAGAGCAGGAAGTCATCCCGGACCGCGCGCATGACGGAATCCAGATCGGCATCGTCCGCAGTGAAGGCAAGATTGCGCTCCACAAGCTCGGACGCCATCCGCGCCACCGGCTGAGCGTCCTTGAAGCGGCGCTCGACGACAGGCTGCGGGACACGGGCATAGACGGCCGGCTGCAATACCGAAGTGTTCGCCCACAGCATGGGGAACTTTCGCTTGGCACTGCTGTTGCTGGTGCTGTCCTGCCCCGACTGCTGCAGATAGATTTTCTCAATCTTCGTGCATCGATCGATCCAGGTTTTGAAGTAGCGCTCGGCCCGCTCAAGCTCGCCCTGCCACTTCTGCCCCACTTTCGCGAGATCCCACGGCTCATCAGTCTGCAGCGATGCCAGCCCTGTCCTGCTTTTCATCAAACGTGCTCGCTATCATGTCTGGGAGTGGACTCAACGTAGTCGTTGAATGTCATGGTCTGGAACGTGGGCAGCGGCTTCGGTTGCGGCTTCAAGGGTTCGGCAGCGAGGCCGGTGAAGATGATCGCCAAGCCTCCGAAGGCGTCGGCGCCGTGCGATGCCCAATTGTGCAAGGGCTCATCGCGGAACACGCCAAGATCCTCGTCCCATTCTTTCCGGTAGTTTCGCAGGCACTTTACGCCCTGAGCACATCCGGCCTGGTCGAACTCGACCTTCGCAAGAATGCGGCGCGTGCCGCTGATGCGGTCATGCACATAAGCTCGCTCGACCTTCCGGACGGTACCCAGGTTTCGAGCCTTTACCTCCTGCAGCATGATCTCGATGCGGGTCATGCCGCCCCGCGTCCATTCCCTCACTCGGATGTCGTGCGGCATGTTGTGGACGCCATAGACGTAACCATGCTCTTCGGCGCGGCGCTCCAGCTCGTCGAGCATGCCATCCATGCCAGTACCGGTGTGCTCGAAATAGCCGATCATTCGAACCCGGCTCGGAAGTACCTGAAACAGCCAGACGCTGTTCGTGTCATCCATGCCGATGTCCGATATCGTATGCACCGGATAGCCAGGCACATGCGGGAAAACGCCTAGACGCTCCTCAGCATCCACCATCGCCATTTGGTCGGCGTAGTAGGCGCCCTCGACACTGGCTTCGAATGCTTCGGCCGGAGTCGACGGATATTCCCGTTTCATGTCGCCGAGCTGAGTTTCAGCTTTCTTGACGTACCAGGCTTTCTGCCCGTCCGTCAGATCAATGCCCTGCTCTGCGAGGCCGCGGAAATACTTGGCGAAAGCATCGGTGATGATCACGCCTTGCGGGTCGATCGAATATTGCGGCTCCTTCCACCACGGGAAGAAGTGGAACTTGAAATCCAGCGGGGTCAACGCCGCAGCCTGCCGATGCTTCACCTGCGCATCCTCGCAGAGATTGAAGAAGTGCCCTTCCTGCCCCTCGGCAGTGCTTTCGATGAAGACCAGTTGCCCAGCCTGCACCGTGTTCAAAGCGCCGGTGCGGACTTCCCTCGCCTTCTCCGGATACTTGGCGCAGAGCTTCCCATATTCGGAGATATGCAGGTATTGCAGCGTTCCCGATCGAAGAGACGTTCCGACACGGATGCTCGAATTGTTGGCGAGCAGCAGTTCGGTCTGGTTATCCCGCTGAATCGGCACCGCGTTCCGGATTCCCTCGGGAAGATTATCGTAAGGGTATTTCACCTTATCCCGAAAGATGGTCTGTGCGTCCCCCAGCGTGTGAGCGATGGTGCCGGCGCGGATGTCCCTATTGAACACGCACGCGTCCAGCATGAAGATCTGGATGAACGTCGTCAGCCCGAGCTGGCGCGCTTTGAGCAGGACATTCAGGTAATGCATCTGCTCGAAGAACGTCATCTGCGCCCAGTTCATTTCGAACCGGACGCGCTTCCCGCCTTTATCGGTGATCCAGTACAGATTGTTGAGCCGCCAGCGCCAGTCTGAGAACTGATCAACCGCCGTTTGGAAGTCCGCGGGTCTTGCCATTGATAGCTTCCAGCAGCTGCGACACCTCGCCAGTCACGCCGTGTTCCAGCTCGACCTTGGCGCCATACTTTTTCGGCTTCAGCTTCTCGGCAATCCATTGCCGCGTCGAGATGCGGAGCTGCGAGCGTCGGAGCGCCTCGCCGTTCTCCTGCCAGCCGGTCGTTTCGCCGGCCGCATTGTGCTTTTCCATCCAGTCGTTCGCGCCGTCGTCGGCGATGTCGATCATCTCGTCGACTAGCGCGTCGGCCTGCGCTTCTCTCGCGCGCACATACTTGGTCGCGAAATCGTCATCGCTTGCCAGCCAACGGAAGACGGTCGCCTTATCGGGCATCGCTTCATCACGGCAGATCGATCGGAGGCTTTCGCCATCAGCGATGCGCTCACAGATGATGTCAGCAAGGGAAAGTGTGAACTTAGTAGGTCTGCCTGTCATGCTCTCCTGCCTTCTGATCGGCTGGGCGTTATGCATTCCCCTTTAGAAGAGGGCGATGATGTTGGAGGCTGTGGTCCCGGTCAGCGCCACGATGGCGGCATGCACCGGCAGGATCGTGCCTGCCGGCACATTCTTGAAGACAACAGGGTCCACGTCGCGACGAGGCGCGATGGCAACGTCTCCAGCCGTACCGATGTAGAGAGCACGCGCACCAACAACGGTGCTGTCGTTCGGTGTCACAGTTGCAGCCCGCGAGGCTGGGGCAATCGAAGGGTCCATTCAAGTTCTCCTGTAGGGAGCTAGTTCAAAACTAAAAGGAGCTCTGCAACCAACGGTGACGTTTCTGGTTCGGCGCGAGAGATGTCCTCGGAGGAGAGCAAGATGAAACTGGTGCCGTTCCAATACGCGGGCCATAACCCCGCCGTCGTTTACATTAATCCGGAACAGGTCGTCGCCGTGCGAGCATTCCCCAACAGCACTCACGTCTATGTTGCTGCGCCGCAGAAGGATGGCGGAGCGAGTTATTTTCCTGTCAGAGAGACGATCGATGACGTCGTTAAGAAGCTAAGCGCCTAATACGCCGAGCCGCCGGAACTTCTATGCGTCGTTGATGTTGCACTCCGCATGAGCAACACAGATTACAAAGCCGCGACAGGTATGACGAAGCTCGTGCTGACCGGCCTCGTCATGGCGATAATCATGGCGGTGGCGTATCTGGCTTTGTTCACGCCGGGAGGCTGAACTATCCGAAGTGCACCGAGCGCACACGAGAGCGGGCAGCAGCCGCAGCAGATCACCCGGACCGCAGCCGAATTGGGTTCCGTCCAATGGAGGCAGGTGAGATGAGCGAGAATTTCAGCGCGAAAGAGACCTTCGCCATATACGGCGAGAGCGCGACCACGATCACGTACGTTCGGAACGAGTTCTTCACCGAGGAAAAGACGTTCCCGACCATGCGCGATGCAATCGATTACCTCAAGGCATTGGACCCTACCCCAGGTGGCATAGTTCTCCACATTCGCGCTCACGGTCGCGACATACCATTCGACCGTGATAATATAGCGAAGCTGATGCGGGAGCTTTGATTATGACCAAGTATTCCTCGAAACGCCCTCTTAGCCATAAGGAAGAGGCTGAAATCCAGAAGATGATCGCCTCGGACCCGGACAGCTCCGAACTCACCGACGAAGAGCTGGCGCAGGCCCGGCCCTTCAGGGAAGTGTTTCCTGATCTTGCCGAAAAGATCGATAAGGTCATCGCTGCCCGCGGCCGACAGGACCGGTAAGGCCGCCTTTAAACTTCATATTGCGGGGAACAATCTGGTTGAGCCGAGGTTAGCCGCACATCTGAACCCTGGAGGTACCAGGCATGCGCGCGCTGAATTTAATAACTCTCCTCCTGATCATCATCGGCGGCCTAAACTGGCTCCTTGTCGGTATTTCCCAATTCGACCTCGTGGCGGCCATCTTCGGTGGACCAGGAGCGATTCTTTCGAGGATCGTCTATGCCTTGGTCGGCTTGTCCGCCCTGTGGCAACTGGTGCCGTTTTCCAGGGCGATGTCGGCCGGGGAAACCGCCGCGGAGTCCGACCTAAGGCACCGGCACTAAACTGACGATGCTAGCGGTGATCATGGGCGGCTCGCGCAGTTCTTGCTCTCAGAATGCCGAGCCCCGGATGTCCGGTGTTAGACGAGCGTCGTGCCAGCAGGAAGAAAGTGGTTGGCAGCCCACAGTTAACGAGGCGCTTCGGGCTGCCGGGCTATAGTGCTCTCCCTTAGTCGGCCCTGGATATCCGGTCTCCTTCGATCATGTCGTCAGGCAGCATGGCCCGGATCAAGGCCAGAACATCCATATCAGCGCGAGAACAGCGCAGATACACATGACCAGCAGTGTGCCGCGCTCGATGTTCCCGTTCATCTCAGCCACCATCCTGGTAGCGATGCCAGAGCGAACGTCAGCGCCACGAGAGCGAGATATACGGTCCAAGCGAGAGCGTTTCGAACAGGACGAGGTAGGCTAGCCAGGCGGCTTTGCATGCGATGTGCAAGGCTTGGTCCTGGGCGAAAGTCGTCTTCCCCCTCACCTTCGCCTCGTCGATCGTCGTGTGCGCCAGCCATTCTAGCAAACCCAGCCAAAATGTAACCCGTGACCACTGCGACGCCGGCGCCTTAATGCCGGAGTGAGCGATCAGGTGATAAACGCGCAGCGGGCCTGATTGTTTGGCGTGGTTGCGGAGGCAGGATTCTAACCTGCTGGAATCCAGCTCATGAGAAGAGATTGCTTTTCAGTAGTTTTTGACAAACATGCAATTGTGAGTTTCATTGATGTAAGTTGAGGGACTTCAATGAACAAGCTGCTCACTTGCTGCGTGACGGCGGTCGTTCTGTCGGGCTGCGCCGACTATATGAACCATCGGGACACGATCACCTTCGGGGCCGGGAACGCCATGGAAGCGAACAAGGCGATCCACATCACCCAGCCCTTCAACCCGCAAACTCTGAATACGCGGATCTACGCGGACGGCCGGCGCGTGGGGAGGATCATGAAGGACTATAACGGCGGCGGCCCCTCCGAGGGTGGTCAGCAACCATATTCTGGGAACTGCCCCACCGAAGAGGACACTGCTGCCGATGGCTCGAGATGCGGCGGCAGGGCCGCATCGGTGAGATAGGCGCCTCTATCGAGGCGCAGGGTCCGTCGCGGCAAAGCCAGCCAAATTTGAAAAGCCACCTGGATAATCCTGACCGCTCGACTGAACGATCTACGCTCTGACGAACGGCTTCCCAATCTGACGACGCATTTCTTCCATCGTGCGGATTGCTGCTTATCCGCGTGGACCGGCGCTCTGCGCACTGTACGTCCACCAAATCAGTGCACAGATATTACCATCTAGTTATGCGTTTGCAAGCGGATCAGCCCAATTTCAACAACTGATTCATCGTTTTCATAACCAAAGCGCGAGATGAAGGCGCCCGAAGACTCCGGGTCAAGCCACCGGCCAACTCGGAATACTGGGCGTTCCGGATCTTGCGGCTGGCCCTCAAGGCAGCCTTCTTGATCTCCACCATCTCGCGATCGACTTCCTCCTGCCGCATCCGCAAGGCCTTCTCCAGCAGGTACTTCTGGTCTTCTTCCCAGACCATGTAGCGGAGGCGGTCAATCACCTCTTGCGGGAAGCTGAACGGCTCGGGAGCGTCGCCGTAAGTCCGGCGGTACTTCAGGAGTTTGCCGACACCTTCGACGGCCTCGACCGGCACGAACCGTTGTGTCGGGAGGTTGACGAACACATACCCTGTGAAGATCGGGAAGCGCCGCTCGATCAGCTTCTTATTTCGATGATGCTTCACGACGATTCGGTAGGTCGGCATGAAGGCTTCGAACCCAGCGTTGGAAAGGTTGCGCTCGATAAGGCTCAGACATGGGACCCTGTAGTCATTCACCGGCGCGGACGGTGAGCGCTGGGAGCCTGGCGCTGCCTTGACCGCAAACCAAAGTTCGGCCGCGGGCTTCCACTCGCCCGCCTTGCCTTCATCTTGGCGAACCTTACGAAACCGGAGTTCCTCGGCCCGCGTCTCTTTCGCCAACTGATCTTCCTTGTAAGGGTTGAAGGCGCGATTGAGGGTCTGCATGTTCAAATCTTGATATCCTTCAGCTTGTCCATGATTGAGCTGCGGCGTTTCTGGCCGGCGGAGCGGGCTTGCTCGCGCTGGGCCTTCGTAGGCTCGAGACCGATAGGCACCTGCTTGACGGTGAAACCCTTGCGTCGGAGTGCTTGGACCTCAATGAGGCAGGACTCCTTGTCCAAGTTTGTGAGGTGCTGATCCTTTCGGCCGTTCTCGATGCGCTCGATCCGCCAGTTCCTAAAGAGCTGCTTTGGCAGCTGGTAGTACTCGTAGGTGACGATGACAGGCGTGGGTCGGAAGCCTTTTGTCGCCGTCTTGATCCGCTCGGCATTCACCTTGCCGAGCAGCTTCTCCATCATGCGCTGCTGCACATCTTCGGGAAGTTCGTCGACCATCACTTACCCCTCGCCTTCTCGGCTAGATACATGGCCGGATCGATCCGCTTCACCTCGGAAGCAGCTCCGAAAGTGCCGAGCTTATGGTCCCGGTATGCGCGCTCGCCGGCCGGGTCGAACTTGGCGGCCGCGACCGATCGCACCCAGCCAGGCGCCTTTGCGGCATTGACCTTCATCCGATGCTCGTCCTTCGCAGCCTGGCGACCGCCTGCCTTCTTGCCATTGCGCTTTGCTGGCTTCTCGGGCCTGCCCCAGAGAACCTTCTTATTGCTGCGAGGCCTACCTGGGATCGTTTCGTGGTCGATACGGTCGAGCGCCGACCAAGCCGCGGCGTTCGTATCAAACGGACCTTCGACCACCTTGCCGCGCTGATCGGTGATCTGGAACTGGCCATCGCCGTCTCGGGTGACGTTAAGAATTTCGGTCATGCTGCGCCCTCAATTCGTTTTGCAATTTCTGTATGAACTGCCTGCCAGAACTCGAATAATCGCTCGCCCTGCTGGTGCTGCGGAACTCCATTCTTTTCCATGTGTGAGATTAGACCGGCCGAGATCTGGTGCCGGTATGCCTTCGCCAGCTTTTCCGATCGCGACCCGATGAGATTGACAGCAACCGCTCGAATTTTTCCGATCCGGCACGTCAAGGGGAAGACGCAGATTTCAGCGGTCATGCGGCCTCCCTCCCCCCGAGCAAGCAAATCGCCCGGCTCGGGGTTAGGGTTCCGTGCAAAAGGAAGTCTTTCAACGTTCCCCTGACCAGATGATGGACCGCGTAACCATGGCAGATCTGATCGAGGACGTTTTCGGCATCGGTTTCATCGATCGGGACTTCATACGGGGAGTTATTGTCATCGCCACAGGAAGCTACAGCGCAGGGCGCTTCCCCTAGAGAGAACTCCCCGCTTTCTATACTAGAGAAAACTTCATGGGTTCCGTTAAAGGATTTAGTGGACATCTTTGTCCGCTCGCGAGTGGACATTTGACGCCCTAAGTCGATTTCGCGAGTGGTCATAAATGTCCAGTCGCGGCGCTTGCGATCCTCTTCTCGAGCATCTCTTTTGGAGGTCAGGTGTTCCGCGATCTGCGACACCTTCTGCTCGTTTTTGAGGAAAAGGTAATTGTAGGTATCGGTTCGACTGGTGCGCCAAGCGTACAGCCAGCCTCGCGCCACGAGTGCTGATATCGCGCGCTGCACCGTTTTCTCTTTCCCAATGGAAAGAGTCTCGCAGATCGTCCGATACGACGGGTAGCAGAAGAGCGTTTCGCTATTCACGCTTTCCAGCAGGAATATCCCCACGGCCTTGACCGTGGGAGTCATTGTCTTGTCAAAGTCGCGCAGGATCCAGCCCTGAAGCTCTAGCCTCGCTGCCGTGAATGCCTTGCGTTCTTCATCGCTCGGCTTTCCCTCGATCTTCGGGGGCATCATCGCCCATTTGTCTCGGTCTGGAAAATCCTTTGGCTTCAACCGAAAGCCCTCCGGAGGACACGAAACTTCTGTGCCATGGCGCAAGCCTCCGCCGCCTGCAATGAGGTCAACGAAAACGTAGTCTTCAAATGCGGAATGATGTCGGGCCGCGGCGGGTTGTCCGCGACCCACTGAGCTGCTACCGTGACGTTAGGTTGGTCGGCTATCTGGCGTGGCTCATTCATGCTGCTTGCCCCTCCAGAACCTGCACGTCAGAGTGCAGCACATACCTGGCGTGGTGGCCCGGGTAAGTCCCACCATGCATCTCGGTGATGGTCTCGATCGCAAATCCAAAGCGCCGAAGCTTGAAAATGTAGTGGGAGGTTCTCGGCGCCGGATTATCGACCGAGCTGAAGCCGCGTTTTCCGGCGTTGATGAGGGTCCGAAGGCACCATGCATCTCGGCCTACAACAGTTATCGGTGTACTGACCGGGCTGCCGTTATCCATAATCTGGACTCGCATCCGGGTTCGTGCTTTACCTGAATTGTTCATCGGCGCTCCTGGAAGCTGCTGGTGATTGGGGGGTCGCTGAAAAGCGATTTCGTTAAAGGCGGTGGGGATCTCTGTGTTTGGCGACCTGGATCCCCGCCGCTTTTCGTTTGGAGCGCGCATCATGCCGAGCGCTCCTTTGCCCGTTCTCGCTCCCAAGCCACCAGATCTTCTTCCTTGAAGAACTTGCGCCGGTTGACCACCATCGGCCGGGGGAACGACAGACGGCTGTCCTTCGCCCATCTGTGAAGTGTCATTTCGGAAATGCTGTATCGAGAGAGGACTTGGGCACTTGTAAGAAAATTGCCTTGCAACTCCTGTTCCTTCCATCGTTGTTAGGACGTGAGGTATCGGTTCCATCACTATGCCAACTTGTTCTATCCAAAATGGCTGATTGATGGAAGTCGCGGTGGCTTGCAGGTAGCTGCTAATTGGCATATCCCCACAGGTAAACTTAGGGATTGACATGTCGATCGAAGAGCCAAAGACGATTAAATTCCAACTCATGCTCTCCGAGGCGGAAGCAAAAGCAATCGACGATTGGGGGGCGACGAACTCAGTCCGTTCTCGTGCAGAGGCGATCCGGCGACTTTGCACCGCGGCGTTGGAACTTGACGCTCATGCTGATGCAATTGACGAGGTATTAGGATCTCTAGATTCCCAGAGCTTCACCTTTGTTGAGCGGGTACGCGAGCTTTCAAAGCGCACTGACCATCGAAGGAACGAAGGCATTGCTCTCACCGCCATTCGAGCCTCTGAAAACTTAGTCAATTTGGTCAACGACCTAACGATTGATCTCGATGCTGTTTTAGGCGCCGCAATAGCAATTCGGACAGCGAACACGCTTGATCAAGCCGTCGAAACGCTGCGCAAAAACCGTCGGCGACTCCAAGAGTCGTCCAGGGCGCTCGCAGAAAAGCGAGCTAAGGCACGTGCCGAGCGCGAGCGACTGCGATATATCGACTTCCATAATGCAAGCAAGTGGATCGAGGACGCCGTCAAGCTGAGTGAAAGCGACATCAATAACGCAGACGACGTTGTCGTCGACGCTGTGAAGGCTTGGCTTGCGGAAGCCAAAGCCATAAAGGCCAAGCGAGAACACGAGGATTTAGCCAGGGAGGAAGAGCGGCGGCGCCAACAGGATCAGGCGCCGCGATCAAAGTAGCCGGCCACTTCCTTCAGCGCTTCGTTCGTCTATTCGCCGCTCGATCGCCTTGATCTTCTTCAGCGGCGTCCAACAGCAGATCTCTGACCCAGTCACTTAGGCTTGCAGCGCCCGCCGCTTTCGCCGCGTCGGCCAGCAACTCATTCTCCGAGTCCGTTAGCATCACAACGAGGCGTTTGTCTCGTTTTAGATGTGTCGGTACCGGTGGTCGCCCCATTTCACTCTCCATGGCTTATAGGTCCTTACTATATCACTAGCATAACTACGGCAATATTTATTTCCATTGTTATTGACATGGTTAATTATGGTAGTTAATATGCACATAGAAACTACCTGAGCAGAGGAAAGCAAAAATGCCGAAAGAGTCGATTCCGGCCGCTGGCGAAGCTATGCCGAAACGCAAAAACAGCAGTGCGCAGACAACTCGCCCCCTGAAGCTTCAGCTTCTCGATATCTCCGACCTGATCAGCAATGCGGCGAGCCTTGTCGATGCCCTGGATATGGCAACGAATGACATCATCGACACCCGCCAGCGGAACGCGCTCGCCGCCGCTTGTGATGTCCTCATGGGCCGCATGGACCACCTCAAGGGAGCGATTGAAGCTGCCCGAGAGGAGGCTTGAACATGCGGGTTTCGAAACTGATGAATATCCTGGAATCGATGAGCGAAGCTCAAAAACTCGACGTCATCGCCACGGTGAGCCAGAGAATAAACCTCGAAATCTGTGTCGAGAATTTGATCTCCCTGCTCGACGTCATGGACGGCGACGAGAACCTGGAACCGGACAACGACAACGAACCCTCCTTGGGGGCGCCAGAGCACATCACACAAACGCACTGGTATACGCCGGTTAGTTCGGATGAGGCCGATCTGGAAGTCGAAGACGAGAACAACGAAGATGGCGGAGACACCGAGCCCAACGGTGACGAAGCGGACAGCAACTTCTCCGAGGACGGAAACTAA